ATATTATGATATGGGATATGTAGGTCAGAGATAAGCAATATATTATTGCAAGCTTTCGGTAAAACAAAAGCCTCACGCTTTTCTTCGTGAGACTCTGGTAGGTTATATGGATTCAGAGATTTTGCTGGTTGAATATCTTCTTTCTTTATTGACTTTCTTAATTTCTCTCCTTTTTTGCCTACAATATATCTTAGGCTATTGCGAGCATCCTCTATGTCTTTAAATAATAAATTATTATCAGCATAGATTATTCTAGCTAACTTGAGATTAGGGTAGTTAGGATACTTGTTAAAGTATTCCCGACAGATTTTTGATTTTGTCATTGAGGTAATTAGGATGGATCCTTCTTCAAGAACTCATCATTTGAATTGGTAAGCAAATTTTTAGTTATGTAAGCAAAGGCAGCAGATAAAGCTGCGATTGTAATTGCTTTCCAATCAAATTGAAGAGAACCATTTTGCACTGTTGAGTAAGCTGCAGTGATGACACCTGTTAAAACAGCGATAACCAATCCTTTAATAAAATCTGCTTTGTTAAGTGTAAACAACGATGACTTCATATTATTTTATTTTTTTGGTTGCGTAATAATAGTACCTAACTGCGAAGATACCAGATAAGATAGCGACTATAGAACCAAGTAAGGTAGCTATAGGCTGAATATCAGAGGCAACCATGCAATAAGTAGCTGAAAAAATGCTGATAATAGTGCTAGAAAAGCCTAAGTAAGGATTGCTATCAGGATGATTTTCCATGTTCTTAAAGTTACTTAAATTTTGCATTATAACCAATAATATCCAATATTCATGCCATTATTGTCCTTTTACTTTACCCCAACTCATTAAAGTTCCTGCGTTAATGGTTGCTGTGTTAGATGTTACTGATGCGACTTGCAAGTAAACAGTTCCAGCAGTTGAGCCATTAGTTATTATACCTTCAATTCTAAATGGCATCTCTGTAGCTGCTGCAATATTAATTGCTGATGCTGTAGGATACAAAGTATTTACAGCTGTTGGTATAACATAAACCTGAGTACTGATTGCGTTAGTTGATGCATTCATAGTGCCTTTAAATGTCGCTCCTGATGGCGCACCTATTGCAACCTTAAGACCAGCAGTAGCAGCTGACTTAGTACAGGTACCATTAATCATTATTCTTCTTACTTCATTTGCTCCAATTGCGAATGATAATGGAGTGTTAGTTGCAGTCAAGTTAGTTGTATTAAAATCAGCCAATAAATAAACAGTTGATGTATCGATAATAGCCTTATTCTTCCATAATTTAGTAGATGTCTCATAAGCCAAAACATCATTATTCTGTGGAGATGTAATCTTAACATCATGTATCTCATCTAGTTCATAACCGTTTTGTGCCTTCACAAATATTGCACCGTTGCCAGCATTTGATTTGATTACAACGCCAAGATATACTAGATGTGTCGGAGCAGATGGCTTAATTTTTGTAAAATTTCCATTAATTGTATCTAGATAAATTATATCTCCGTTGCTATACGCTGATGTATTAACTTTTTCAATTTTACCACTTAATATTACCCATCCTGTATCTTGGTTTGCTATTGTTCCGCTTACAAATCCAAGTGTGTTTGCTGATGTAGAATCACCTTTACTATTAGCTAATCTTACTGCTGGTGCTTCATTATTATTACCACTTGTAGTTAACGCAACTACTTTACCATTAGTTAAAGTTACACCTGCGTCATTATGAACTTTAACCATCACAACTGTTGCCGTATCATTGCCAAAGCGACCATTTTGAGTTTGTCCTAATCTTGCATATTTTGTAGATAGTGTTGCAGTATCAACTATAAGCGTTCCAGTTGATGTGATTGGTCCACCAGTTAAGCCATAGCCGGTAGCAACATTGGTAACTGTTCCAGCACTGCCTCCACCATTAGCTCTTACATCTGCTAATGTTGCAATTGTATCACCAGCAACTGAATTGGTTATAGGTAAATAACAATATGGTTGACTAGTTCCAGTTGGCAATAATAATGAAATAAAACCTTTGTTTGGATTCTGAAGTGTAATTTCATCATTTCTTATTTTTATTTTACTATTACTAAATGTTCCTTCTCCTTCCATAATTAAAGAAGGATTAAATAATTCAGTATTAAAATCATCAGCCCAATTTAATTGAATATGTCCAATATCATTCCAAAATGAATTTATAATTGATAATCTTGTTACACCATCTTGTAACACGTTAAATTCATTTGTTACATATCCTAAACCACCTACCATTGTAACTTTATCTGTTGTTGTCGCTCCTGCAGTTGTTACTTCTTGAAGTGTTGGAGTTGTACCGCCTCCAGTTGCATTTCCCCTAATTAATAAATCTGTAGAAGATGCTCCCTTCCAAACTCTGATAATTGAGTCATTTACTTTTGTAACATTATTTACAAACTTATTAGTAGTATCTAATACTGCTCCACTAACCTCACTCCATCCTGCAGCATGAGTCCATTTATAAAGCTTATTATTACAAGTATCCATCGCTAAGGCACCTTGTATAGCTGTACTATTTCTAAGGGTAGGAACGCCACAGAAAGACGGCAGATGCATGGTTGAATCAGTCTTAGTTCTTTTGTACTGATACCCTGCAGCAGTCATTGGAGTGTATTGCTGAGCAAATGAAATGCTAACGATAATCGTAAGCATTAAAAGTGTGATTATTTTTTTCATATTATATTTCGCCATAAGTGATTGTAACTGGACCATCTATTATAAAATCTGCTGTGAATGTTGTCATGTTATCAAAGCTTGCCGTTTCAGTAATTGCCGATAAATAAGCTTTGCACTCTTTTTGTAAAAATAAAACACCGGTATCATCAACCTCATAAAACTTTAAATAAAAGTGATTGCCTCCGGTTATATCAATTAACAAGTCGTAAAGTTTTCCCATATTCCATGTAGCATCTATTGATTTACCGAGTAGAACCAACCCCTCTACATTTGCCGTCATTGACATAACTGATGGGAAATATGATTTAAAATATCCTGCACCATAGCTGGTTGTCTCAATAAATTCTCTATTGATATTAAAAGTGATTGACCTGGCACAAGCAATAGGATAAAAATCTACTCCTCCTGTTTCTTTTATTGTCAATACTACATCTATACCTCTTACCTTATTTGGCATGGTTATTTGTTTTCATAAAGATAATTAAAATTGTATGTTTTATTAACTAAGAACTCAAAGAACTCAAACACTTGATTCCCATCAATCCCAGCAGTATTTCTCACATATTCATGTAATGTAACCTCAGCCATATTTGCATGATAGTTGATTGTAATCTTACCCGGTACAAATCTGAATTGGTTATCATTAGTCTTAAGATTAAATACTGAGAATGGAGTCAACATTTTATCATCTTTATTTACATAAAGCAAATTACCTTCAAATTTGTATCTAGGGATATAACAGCTAAATAAAGCCTCTTCTGTTGTTCCTTGTCCTAATCTATCATATTGATACGATGTACCAGGATAATGCCAATTGACTGTCCTATCTCTTAATAAAGATGTATATGATGCTAAATATAAAGAACCTTGTATTGAATTTCTTGGAACATCATCTATTAAAATTTCTTTATCATTATTCTTTTTTACATTAATAAACTGCTCAGTATTATGAGTATGACCAATAACTTTACCTGAACCATTAATGCTGTATGTTATTGTTAAATTCAAATCTTTAAATAAAGTTTCATCAGCGGATGGAGATGTACCATTAGGAGTAGCCTCAGCTAAATAAATATTTACAACTCCATCTATAGGAGCAGGATTTGATATTATATTAACAATTTGCCAATCTTGAGTATTGCCTCCATTTGGAGTTGAAAATGTAAAGCCTAAAGTTGTAGCCCATGAGCCATTATTTTGAACATAATAAGTATTTGTACCATCTGAAATAGATACCGCAAAAACATTATTAACTGGCCCAGCTTGGCTTACACTTGTTCTAAAACTAAAATCAAATTCTATTGAATCTCCTTGTGATAATGGTATATCACATGATTTTGCTGACCTAGCTGAATCTCCAGTGCTGTTAACAATTACTATAGTTCTATCTAATTCTTGTAAATATGTCCTTGATGTAGAATCATTATCAATAGTTACTCTTATAAATCTATCAGGTATCGGAGAGAATGGCCCATCAAACCAACTATTTAAACCATATTCTTTTATCGTGTATAATCCTGAGTCATATTGCTGTATAAATGTACCCAAATCTTGCATTGTAGAATTACACAATAAAAACTCAGGTTGATTATAATTAAAAGTCTCCTTAACAAACAAATCAGGTCTTACAATAGACTTCATTGTCCCAGTCTCCATGTCTTTGCCACCTAAGAAATCAAAAGCAACAATGTTTCTAGTAATTGCGGTTGGATTCGTATCTGCATCGAATCCATTACCTTGATATGTTGCACCTGTAGCTGTTGTATATCGATATAATTCATCCCATCTTACAAAGTACCACTGCCCATGAGCTTGGAAAAAACAAGCGTTAAATCTTAAGCATATCAATTCTAAAATATCATAGCAGTTCATCCACTCGCCATTCTTCTGAAAGGTATTAATATCAATATAAGTATCTCTAAGAAGACTATCATATGTGCCACCAACAGGAACCAATTTAGTCATAACATTCAATGGCAACTTTATGCCAGTTGAATAAATGAGCATTTGGAATACATTTTTAAATGATTGATAACCGGTTATTCCTTGAGTGTAATATTGATAATCAATATCATCTGTAACACTATATGAAATGGGTACATCTTCAGCTGTATAAACCCAATATCCAAATAAAGAATCAAAGCCTCTATTGATAACTGTATAAGTTCCAGCTAAGCCACCTGAGTAAATTGTAAAAATATTACCAATGTTAAGAATGCCCCATCTATCATCTAAAGAATAAATCTTATGAGCATTGCCAAATACTGATTGAACTGTAATAGATGAAAAAGTATCATTGTATGGCAATACTTCAGATGCTTGCAATAAAGAAACATCTTTCATTATTCCTAAATTATCAGAAAATGTAAGATTAAATGTATGGGTATAATCAACACATAAATCAGAGCAATCATCTTGCAATAAATAACCAACAAATAAAGTCTCGTCTGTATCTGTTCTTTTTAATATTGCCTTCCAGGTATCATCTTCATTGCTATAAAAATCTTCATAGTTTACAGTATTATAAATAGGATCATTTGAAATAATACCAATCTTTAAAGTACAACCTCTTATAGGAGTTTTTGGATCATCATCCTGCCACTCTTGAATAATTGCAGGATCAAGATAAATAGTTGTGATATCTCCAGCAGTATAATTCTTAAGCAGCAAATCAAGTCTATAATTACAGGCTGGATTTGAAGTATAAAAATCTGCTCGATATTTTGTGTTCCAAACTGCCATTAAGTTGTGCGTTTATAAGTTTGACCGTACTTTTTATTACTGAAGTAAATATCTTGACCTCTAAGCATTCCAAACACCTCTATCGCTCCGCCTATTCCTCCCATCATCTGCGATGTCTGAGCTGCAGGTATTACCTGAGAACCACGAGGCAGATTAATCATTTCTGGTCCTCTTTCCCCCACCAAAGCCATACCACCTGGAGCGTACCGGGTACCAACTGCGAATGCATTTCTGTTTGTTGCATTTGATATTGCTCTACCTATTGCTATTAAAGCAATACCACCAGCAATGGCTAAGAATGGATTTGTAAATAATGTTTTTTGAATTAATTCAATCTCAATGGCTGTCTTAACTAAAAACTTCCCTAAAGCTTCAAGGTTTGCACCAAGTGAAGCAAATATACCTTTAAAGAAATCTCCTATAGATGCCTGACCAGTTAAAGCATCTCCTAAAGTCTGACCAAATAAAATAGCAGTATCCTCAGCAATACTTTCAAAGCCTTCTGTAAATGTTTTTCTTATACTAAGTAAAGTGTCTTCCGAAAATGGCTTAAAGAAATTTGTAGGAAGAAAGCTGAACAAATTTGCTAAATTAGCTGCAGTTTGAATGTCTTCTAAAGATGGTAATTCTATTTTTGGTATTTTAACTGCTGGTAACTTAGGTATTTTCTTATCAAACTCAAAAGGTAATTTAACAGGTGCAATCTGATTCTCTCTTCTGATTTGCATATTCAAATCAGCTAAATCAGCCTGAAGCTTTAATATAATTTCATTCTTAGGATCAACATTAAATACAGTGATTAACTTTGTGATAGCAGCCTTAACTAAATTAGCCTGTTCTTGTAAAGTAGATATATTAAATGTAATGGCTAAACTACGCTGGTCTCTTGTATCTTCTTCTAATTTAGCTAATGTTTTAGCTATAGAATCTAAGTTTTTTAATCTCTCCGCTTCTGCTCTTTTCTCTTCTATTACAGCTAATCTATTTGCTGCGGCTTGCTCTTCTTTTGCTTGTGTTAAATTACCAACTTGATTAATTAATTTTTTAACAACATCTGAGCTTGTTTTTAATCTATCTTGATAGTCTTTTTCAGACTCATCAACACCTTGAGTAAGGTCAAGATATTCTTGCTTAGCTTGATTTAAAGCGTCAATTGCTTCTTGTAAATCATAGGCAATGCTTATAAATTTAGATTGCCTAGTTAACGCTTCTTGTGTTCCTTCATCACTAAATCTTGCTTTTATATTTATATCACTAAGTCTAGAAGCCGCATCTGAAACAGCAATAAAGTTTTCTAGCTCATAAGTTACATTTTTAATTGATTCTTTAGCTTGCTCTAATTCTCTACTAAAATCTTCATTACTTTTCTTAGCCTTTTCACTTCCTCTACTCCATGCACTAAGTCCAATTTGAGCAAATGTTATTGCTGTAGTAATTGCTGCAAATGCAATACCTAATCCTGCTGGGCCACTTAAGCCACTAAGCAAAGATTTTAAAGCACCACCAGTTGAACCACTTTCTGCTTTTAATCTGCCAAATGATTCTACTAAAGGATTTATATTATTAGCAATACCAATAAAGCCATAAGGAGCATCTTGAACTACTCTCGATAAATCTGTTAGGGATTGTGTTGCTTTGTTTGTACCTACTTTAAGCTGATTGCCTAAATTTTTACCAGCTTTAGATGCTGCTTCCGATGTTTGAGTTAAAGTTTGTGAAGTAGACTCTAATGCCTTATTGACCTGGTCAAATCCGACCGCTGACGCTACTATCTTTATTTCCTCAGCCATCCGTTTTCATTTTTATATTGTGACGCTTCAAAATTGCCTCGTATCTATCCTTAGTCATTGGTTCAACCTTCTTAGCCGGTTCTTCATCAGCCATAGGCCAGAACCGCTCTATTGAACCAACTGCTTTGCTTCCTGCCATACTCTCTGCTATGCGGAATGAAGCAAACCGAATGACTTTCGCCTGTTCAGTTTGCTTCTCTAAATATCCCTCAACAGCTGCATAAAACTCAATCGGAAGAGATGTGTAGTACTGGTATGCTGACCATCCTAATTTGCCTAAAGCGAATTTGAGGTTGTCGAAGCATTGCTCTCTAGTACTTTTTTTTTCTCCTCATTGATTTGCTCACCAGCTTTCACAAGATTCTTCCACACTTGTGTTGATGTTAACACATCAGTAACTTTTGCAATTACTTCAGCCTTATTTTCCATTACATCAACCCAATCGCATACATTTTCAAAGGTGTAATTTGACTCCTCACGTTTAACGTAAGTATTGCCCATTAAACCGCCATATATCATGGCATACATGAAGCCTGATTGCGTTGCAGTGTCATT